GGGTCAATATCTTTTAAAAATTGAGCTTCACGGGTTGGCATCCAGTGCTTAGTGTTTGGCGTTTGCTTGCACACTAGAAAAATATTTTTTAGATGCTCCAGGCTCTGGATATCTCCGGAGTCGTGCCACCTGAACCAGTCCTGGTCCTTAATCAGTGTTACCATCGCAGCAACCCAGCGCGGGTCCTCGAGCGCTTGCAGCCTTCGATTCAGGGCAGCTTGTACATTTTTAAATCTATATCTACCCTTCAGGGCGTAACAGCCCGCGCACACTGAGCCCGGGACCTTCACCAGCTTGGCGCCAGTCTTGCAAGCCTGAGCCGGCAGGTTGTGCGCTGGTCCTGGCATCTTCGACGGCTTACTTAGGCCGCCGGTTATTTCTCTTGCTTCTTTTTTTAACATAATTTTCTCCTATAAAATCTTATAGCTTGTAGCTTGAAACCTGTCAAGCTTGCCGCCCACTACTAGCTAACGCGGGATTCTGCAAGCTTGAAAGCTTGAGCCCCAGAGCTTCAGGGTCCCCGCACAATGCGCGGCCCATCCCAGCCCTGAGGTATCCAGGCGCTTCGGGAAGTAGTTTTTTTACCCAATAGGGCTTCCAGCGACTGCGCCTGAATTTTATTTACCAAGAACAATCGTAACCGATAGATCTACCAGCTTTTAATTGTTCTTTAGCCCATTTGATAAATTTTTTATCAAGGGCTTTGTATTCTTTAACTGCTTGCTCTTGGAATTGCTGACCCCAAAAGAACCCATCACTAGCGAAGCAGTCCCAATAATCATTTTTAACTTGTTCCTCTAGTTCCTTGATTACTTCTTCTGTGATCCTGACGCCACCTTGACCACCATTAAAACCCAGATGTTGCAGGTCGTCGTGTGTATTATGTTCTTGCTCTTCTTTCTGTTTATTGAATTGTTTAGAAAAGAACACCTGAAGTCTTGCGTGTTTACGCCATACAAAACCAGCCTTTTCAGGTTCGTATTTATCAGAGTACACATTTTCAAAATCAATGTGTACTTTGCCGTTGCTATCTCGAAGCCCAGCGTATTGATCTAGTCCCATTTTATTTCTCCTTTATTGTTTCTTACCTGTACCATGTCCCAGAATATCTTACAATAAAATAATTTAAGTTATCCACAAATAATTTTCTTGACAGCTTGCAGGCTTGCTGATACTGGGCGGGCCCACCCGCTTGAAGCTTGTGAACTATGGGCGGGCCCACCCAAAAAAAAAAACAAAAAAATTCTAGTCAAGGTTGCATTGCACATTGGCAAGATAAATCCAAAAGTTGCCCCTCGTGGTAGGCTATGTTTATTTATCCAACTCGCCCCGAGTTCGTGACCAAAGTTATAGAGGTTTATACTCCTCGCAAACTGCAACCCTAACTCAACCCTAGATTGTGGACACCGATCGGCTTATTACGAGTGTGCCTACCACAATCTAGGGTTGTTCATCAAGGACAGATGAAACTAGTTTGGCATTGGTTCAGAGGGATTTTGATATTGTTCTTCAGTAATCGCTCTGTCCTCGCCTGTACATGCGTTGTGCCAAAAATAATCGAAATAATATTGTCCACTATTCCAACGATATTGTCTTGTTTTTCGCCACGCGTTTTCTTCACTCATTGTTAGAGGTTCGTTTAATCTACCAGAAACACTATCTATGGCTCTATCCATGAAATCATTTGCCCAATCATTATAACAATTCAATGAGCAAAAATTCCCACCACCATAATAAAATGATGATCTTCTTCTAGTTTGATTTGTACGATTTCCTTTAGAACCTCGTTTTCTGTCCTTTGTGTCGTAAGTATGGCACTTATGACTTTGGCAATATTTTAATGCCATTTTCTGTCCTTTCTGCTAGGGTTGACTATTCTACACTAGAACTACCTTTCAACCCTATGCTTTCATTGTTGTTAAGTTTTTTTAAATAACAGATTTTAATATAATATCCCATTGACAAAAGTCAAGAATAGTTTAAAACTTTTTTTAAATTAACCAATAAAAAAGAAAGAGGACACATGGCTAGAATAAGACTAAACAACGAGTACCGAAACAAAATTGCAAATAGAATAAAAGTACATTTGCAACAAGAGGACACGCAAGAAAAAAGAAAGTACGACACTATGAAAGCTGAACAAGTGGACATTAACGACATGGCTTGGAGTGTTGCAGAAAAAATAGTAAGACGACACTACACAGAAGAAGATGTAGAGAAAGCATACTATCTGCAAAATAAATTTGAAAATGTTTCAACGATTGCAAAAGATAGTTGTTTCCATTTTCATTATTTAGGAACAAAAGAAAAAAGAAACTATGACAATGAACTTGTTGGAGTAGAAGAAAATGTACCAATAGAAAAACATTTTGATTTTAGATTAAATGGCGACATTGATACTGAAAGCAATTATTCTTCTAATAGTGATAGCAATTATGCTTTTGCTTTGTTTCGAGATGAAATCAATGCACAAGAAGATTGTAATGCTGACATCTTAATTGAACAAGCTAATAAAGATGATAACCCACACAAAAGAAAGTTTGTTGAGAACAATCAAAAATATTTGGGATTAAGTGGTGGAAGAAATAACGAAACCAAATATGGTCGTGAGTGGAATGAAAAATATCAGTTGGATTTAATCGGTAGAGATTATTGTAGAGATAGGTCTATCAAGTGTGAAAAATCTGAATTTGATTTTTTAATTTCTTGGAAACAACAAAAATCTGCTTTTGTCATGGCTCATACAAAATGGATTGAAAGCATTTTGAAACAGATGAAAGAAATCAAGTTAGGATTAAAAGGTTATAAATGGCTAGATGAGGGCATTGAACTAGCTAACGAACTTGGTTTAGATGTTAAAGACCATGAAATAATCAGAACAAACTCTAGTGGTTTAGTTATCTACAATCCGAAAAATCTAGCTGAAAGAATAAAGGGCATGAAAAACACCGAAAAAACTAGAGAACAAAAGATAGCAGAACGTGTTGCATATATGCAACAACAACAAAATAATTCTGATAACTTGAATTAATTTGTTGAAAATCGTTATGGGATAAACTATATTTATCCCATAACATTAAGTTATAGAAAGCGAGAAAAAATGATAAATAATAAACCTTTTGTTATTACTTACTATTCAGCAAGTGATAAGAAAACAATAACAAGAAATGCGTTATGGACAGAAAAATGCAGATATTGGATTTCCAAATCTGGCAGAATGTTAATGACGTATTTCGATATAGACGCAGATGGATATAGAACTGCGTCAGATAGTTGGAGTATAAAGTTATGATAGATAAAAATAAAAAGTTTTTCATTATTAAGAAACATAAGTTTCTTGGTACTGAAAGTTATGATCTGCATAAAGGTAAAATGTATGATTTAACAACAGCAGTTAAGAAGTTGTTGGCTCTTGATACATTGAACGAGGACAGAGAAAATAATTCCTATCACTTACAAGAAGTTAATTTCTCAATGGTTGATAAACCATTGGTGCTAACTGATGAAGTGAAAGAGGAACAATCAGAAATGCCTTTCTGATTTATCTCGCAGTAGGGTTTGTAGGTTAGGTATGATCTACAAATCCTACACTATCCTATGTGCAAACTGCATACCTCAAGCCATGTAGTAAATGCATAGTGTGTACCAATAGAGGTACCACAACATATTGATTTTTTGCTTGAAAATTCAGGGAGGGCCCACCCTAATCTGTAGTAGGGGTCCCAGACGTATACATATATGTAAGATTTAGACTCTTATAGACTAACTTTCAAAATTGAGTTATAAAAAAATATTATAAAAAATTTTATGGAAAATTTTTCAGGATTGACTCCAGAAGAGAAAGCACGACTTTTGGATCTAGAAAAGAGTGTAGAATTAGATAAAGCAAGACCAAAAATCAAGAAAGACTTTTTGAGTTTCGTCAAGTATGTTTGGCCTGAGTTTATCGAAGGTTCTCACCACAAAAAAATTAATAAAAAATTTAATGATCTCGCTAGCGGGAAAATTAAACGTCTGATCATCAACATGCCGCCAAGACACACGAAGTCGGAGTTTGCCTCATACTTACTCCCGGCATGGATGGTTGGCCTCGATCCCCGGTTAAAGATCATTCAAGCAACA